TGACATCCGATACGAATGGAAGTGTTATTTTCGGTATCCACTTAGGTGGAACCGCTGGCACTCCAGTTGGTTGTTATGGTAGCATTACACAAGAGCAGTTGCGTACAGCGTACGAAGAAATACGTACTAAACAAGGAACTATACTATCTGGTGAAGCAGGAAACTTTCAACAGAAGGTTTTAGATGTCCAAGTGATGAAATCTGATCCTCTCCATAGGAAAAGTGCTCTGAATTATCTTCCCAAAAATTCTCAAATTGAGTATTACGGGTCGTGTTTAGGGCGTTCAGTCACCAAATCGGACGTTAAAGTTACACCAATAAGTGAGTATGTTACCGATGTCTGCAATGTGCCAAACATTTATGGACCACCAAAAATGAATCCTGAATGGCATGGCTGGCAGGTTTGTCTGTCCAACGCAGCAAATCCTGCTCTACCCTTTCCCTACAAGTTGCTGGAAATAGCAATTATTGATTATAAAGAACCTTTGGTTCAAATTTTCAAGAATGGATTGTGGAATAAGAGTAGGCCTTTGACAGCTCACGAGAATTTGTGTGGTGTTCCAGGTAAGAAGTTCCTGGATGCTATCAAGTTGGATACGTCTGTTGGTTTTCCTCTTAGTGGACCGAAGCGTGAATATGTTACGGAATTAGAAGCTACAGAGGAGCACCCCAACAATCGGGTTCTGGATCAAATCCTTTTGGATGAGATTGACAGAATCGAGAATTGTTACAGACGTGGTGAACGTGGTTATCCGATTGCCAAGGCTTGCAAGAAGGACGAAATCTTAGCGAAAGATAAATGTCGAATCTTCTATGGAAATGCTTTGTCTCTGACATATTTGATCAGAAAGTATTACTTGCCAATTTTGCGAGTTTTGCAGATGAATCCGATTGTTGCAGAGTGTGCAGTGGGTATCAACTCACATGGTCCAGAGTGGCAGCAGTTCCATGAGCATGCAACCAAATTTGGCATGGACCGTTTGTTCGGTGGTGATTATAGTAAATACGACCAGAAGTTACCGTCACAATTGATCTTTGCTGCATTGCGGATCCTGATTGATTTTGCTCGTTTGTGTGATTACACAGAAGAAGATCTCAGGATTATGGAAGCTATGACAGGCGACATCGTGTTCGCTTACATTGCTTTCAATGGTGATTTGATTGGA